CGCCGGAGTTTGGCGTGGAGCCTTCGCCTCAAGTGCAGCGTATTGCCATGACCAGCAAACGCAACTTGAAGCGCATCAACAACCCTGACGATGTGATGTCGATGCCGTACTCGCTGATTGCGACGCGTCAGCGGTACAACATCTACGCGGGTAACTATTGATGAAAACGCCGATTCTAGGTTCCAGCTATGTGGCCCGCAGCGTCAATGCTGCGGACAACCGCATGGTCAACATGTACCCGGAAATCGTGCCCGAAGGCGGCAAAAGCGCGGCATTCTTGACGCGTTGCCCTGGCCTGCGCCGACTGGTTGCGGCCGGCAGTGGCCCGATACGAGGGCTGTGGGCGCTCAAAGAGTATTTGTACGCCGTTTCAGGCGATACTTTTTACCGACTTAGCCTGATTAGCACCACGACGCGCTGGCGGATTGAGGCTTTGGGCACTGTTTCTGGCAGCGGCCCTGTGTCCATATCGGACAACGGCACTCAGATTTTTATCGCCTGCAATCCTGAAGGTTTCATCTACAACTCGACCACCGAAGTGTTCGCCCAGATCACCGACCCGGATTTTCCCGGCGCGGTAAAGGTGGGCTACCTTGACGGCTACTTTGTGTTTAACGAGCCAAACAGTTCGCGGGTGTGGGTGACATCGCTGCTGGACGGCCTGTCTGTTGACCCGCTTGACTTTGCCAGCGCCGAAGGTGATCCAGACGGTTTGGTGTCGCTGATTGTTGACCACCGCGAGGCGTGGCTGTTTGGCACCAACTCGATTGAAGTTTGGTACGACGCGGGGCTGCCTGACTTCCCGTTGCAGCGCATCCAAGGCGCGTTCAACGAGATCGGCTGCGAAGCTCCTTACTCGGTTGCCAAACTCGATAACGGCCTGTTTTGGCTGGGTTCTGATGCCCGTGGACGGGGTATTGTTTACCGCGCCAACGGCTACACCGGCCAACGTATCTCAACGCACGCTATCGAGTGGCAAATCCAGCAATACGGCAACCTGTCAGATGCAATTGGGTACACCTATCAGCAAGACGGCCACGCCTTCTACGTGCTGATTTTTCCGTCGGCTCAGACCACTTGGGTCTACGATGTCGCCACTCAAGCCTGGCATGAGCGGGCTGGCTGGTCTAACGGCAACTTTGTGCGCCACCGCTCTAACTGCCAAGTAGCCTACAACAACCAAGTTATTGTTGGCGATTTTGAGAACGGCAACATCTACGCGTTTGACCTAGACGACTACTCCGACAACGGCGACATTCAAAAATGGCTGCGTTCGTGGCGCGCGCTGCCGTCAGGCACAAACAATCTTAAGCGAACCGCGCATCACAGTTTGCAAGTCGATTGTGAGTCGGGCGTTGGCACCAACACGGGCCAAGGCAGCAATCCGCAAATGATGCTGCGGTGGTCGGACGACGGCGGTCATACGTGGTCTAACGAACATTGGACTTCCGTCGGTAAGATCGGCGAGTACTACCGCCGCGTCATCTGGCGACGCCTAGGCATGACGCTTAAACTGCGCGACCGCGTGTACGAGATTTCGGGTACGGACCCAGTGAAACTGGCTATTATGGACGCCGAACTGATCGTGTCGCCGACCAATGCCTAGCCCGCCAAATATCACAAACATACCATCTAACCGCGTCGAGATCATTGATCCGCGCACGGGGGTGATTTCGCGTGAGTGGTATCGGTTCTTTCTAAACCTGTTCAACCTGGCTGGCGGCGGCGGTAACCAGACATCGTTAGACGACCTGCAAATTGGCCCTCCGCCCCAGCCAGATTCTGGAGCTGGCGGCACTGTCACGTCTGTGAACATGACGGTGCCTACGGGCCTGTCGGTGTCAGGCAACCCGATCACTACTTCGGGCACGCTGGCAGTTACTTACTCTGCCGGGTACTCCATCCCCACTAACGCAAGCCAGACAAACTGGGATACGGCCTACGCCGAGCGTTTGCAGTGGGACGGCGGGGCAACCAATCTTGTGGCAGCTACAGGCCGCACGTCGCTTGGCGCGACTACGGTCGGCGGTAATTTTTTCACGCTGCCCAACCCCAGCGCTATCACGTTTGTCCAGATCAACGCGGACAACACCATTACTACGATGGACGCGCCGACGTTCCGCGCCGCGATTGGCGCCGGCACTGGCGGTGGATCGGTCACTTCAGTTAGCGGTACGGGCACGGTTAGCGGGTTAACCCTAACAGGCACTGTCACCACTTCAGGCAGCCTGACGCTAGGCGGCACGCTTGCCGTCACGCCGTCTGACTTTGCTTCTCAGACCGCCAACACGTTCTTGGCTGCCCCGAACGGGTCTGCGGGCGTGCCGACATTCCGCGCGATTGTTGCGGCGGACGTACCGACGCTGAACCAAAACACCACTGGCACGGCAGCTAACGTCACAGGCGTTGTGGCATTTGCCAATGGTGGCACGGGGCAAACCACTCGCCAAGACGCGATGGACGCACTAGCCGGGGCAGTTACGTCGGGGCAGTACCTACGCGGCAACGGCACCGATGTCGTCATGTCCGCTATCCAGGTGGCTGATGTCCCCACACTGAACCAGAACACCACAGGTTCTGCCGCCACGCTGACTACGGGCAGAACCATCTCTATTTCGGGCGATTTAACTTACACCAGCCCAAGTTTTGATGGTTCGGCCAACGTAACTGCGGCTGGTACGCTGGCCACTGTTAACGCTAACGTAGGCAGCTTTACAAACGCTTCAATTACCGTTAACGGTAAAGGCTTAATTACTGCGGCTTCTAGCGGTACTGCGCCGGTCACCAGCGTCACGGGCACGTCGCCTGTCGTGTCCTCTGGCGGCGCAACACCGGCAATCAGCTTGGCTTCGGGTTACGGCGACACCCAAAACCCCTACGCCAGCAAGACGGCAAACTTTGTCTTGGCTGCACCCGACGGCTCGGCGGGCGCGCCTACGTTCCGCGCCATCGTGGCGGCGGACATCCCGACGCTCAACCAGAACACTACCGGCACCGCCGCCAACGTGACTGGCACGGTGGCGATTGCCAACGGCGGCACGGGCCAGACGACAAAGATCGCGGCGTTCGACGCGCTGTCCCCGTTAACCACCAAAGGCGACCTGATTGGTTTTGATGGCACGGACAACGTCCGGCTGGGGGTGGGGACGAACAACCAAGTGCTCACGGCCGACTCGACGACGGCTACGGGCCTTAAGTGGGCCGCTGGCGGCGGCAGCAACATCACGTCGCTGGGGTTGTGGGAGAATAATGCCACAATTTCAGCCAACTACTCGATCACTTCGGGCAACAACGGGCTGTCCGCTGGCCCGGTTACCGTGGCCTCCGGCGTCACGGTTACGGTGCCCACCGGCTCGTCGTGGGCTGTCGTTTAAGGAACTGATATGACCGTCACAGCACGAAACCTGGTGCCTGCCAAGCTGGTGGAGGACACCCAAACCACTCAGTACATCGTACCCAGCAACGCTTCGGTCACCATCATCGACAAGTTCACCGCTACAAACATTAGTGGTAGTACGGCTACAATCAGCGTAAATTTGGTGACAGGCTCGGGCGTTCCTGGCAACAATAACCTGATTACTAAAACTAAAAGTCTATCAGCCTCTGAGGTCTACACGTTTCCCGAGCTGGTCGGGCAGATTCTGCCGACCACGGCGTACATTTCGACCATCGCCAGCGCTGCGAGCGCGATCAACATGCGCGTCAGCGGGCGCGAGGTGACCTGATGCAATTGGCTTGCGAAAAACCGTTTGATCTTGCGGTTGTCACGCCTGACAAGGTGTTGGCATTGCAAGACGAACTTTTAAAGTTGCCGCAGGCTAACATCATCACAGAGCACATTTTTAAGCCCGGCGTTTACGAACGAAAGATCACAATCCCGCCGTGGACGGTGCTTACCGGCGCGGAGCACCTGACCGACTACAAGGTGCGTCTTGAAGCAGGCACGATTGCGGTCAATACCGACGACGGCGTAAAAGTCTTGACCGGCCCGTTAGAGTTTGACGTTAAGGCCGGGATGCAGCGCGCTGGCCGCGTTTTTGGTGATGAGGTGGTCTGGGTGGATGTCTACCCAAATCCTGACGATTGCACCGATTTAGCCACGCTAGAAGCGCGGCTGTATGTTGTGCCAGATTGTGGCCTTGCCGACAGCCGGACCGAAGTTCAAAAAGCCAAAATTGACTACGGGGCATTTCTTTACCAGATGGGCATGTCCCAAGACGAAATGGACAAAATTGTCCACATCGAATACGATCTGATGCAAATGCCGGAGGGCGTATTTGCGGAGTTGCGCGCGTCGCCGATTCACGGCAAAGGGCTGTTTGCAACCAAAGATTTTGAAGTGGGTGAAGTGGTGTGTCCAGGGCGTCTGGAGGGTAAAAGAACCCCCGC